GAGCAATCGTTAATATGAAAGGTAGAAGTTATAATGTACCTTTCTCAATGTTGGAGGCTGCTTAATGACAGTACAAGCAAAAGGTAGACCATCTACTACTGTGATAGACTTAGATGGTTCAGAAGGCAATGCATTTTGCCTTCTGGGATATGCAAATGCTACTATGAAAAAAAGTGACTTTGATAAAGATATGCAAGATAGAATCTTGAATGAGATGAAATCTGGTGACTACATAAATTTATTGAGAACTTTTGAAAAGTATTTCGGTAGTGTTTATACTTTACAAACATCTAATCCAGAATATCTGGATGCATTTATGGTAGAAAAAAGTGCTTAAAGAACTTTTAACAACCTTTGTTATATCTGCTTCCGCTGGTGAAGTAGATGTAACATTAAAAGGTGCGACAGACTACCTTGATAAACAAGCAGTCTGTTTAGCAAATAATATGTATCATGAGGCTCGTAGTCAAGGACTCGCTGGACAACTCGCAGTAAGTTTAGTTGTATTGAATCGTGTTAAAGATAAAAGATATCCTAACACAATCTGTGAAGTAGTACATCAAGGGCCTGTTAGAGAATCATGGAAAACCAAAGGTAAAGATGTTGCAGACAGTGAACGAAATTATTACCCAATTCGTCACCGTTGTCAATTTAGCTGGTACTGTGATGGTAAGGATGATACTCCCCATGAACCAACAACATATGGTGCATTATACGATATGGCAGTTGATTTAGTTTACGGAGATATTACAGTTGTTGATATAACTGAAGGTGCAACACATTATCATGCAGATTATGTATTTCCTGCTTGGAGAAAAACCAAGACAAGGACAATTGAAATTGAAGACCATATATTTTATAGGTGGGAAAAATGACGTTAAGAGGTTATGCAAAAAAATATGAAATCCTTAATGGAGTTGGATACGAATACCAATTCGATAATGGATACGGTGCATCTGTAGTAAAACATGATTCATCTTATGGTGGGAAACAAGGATTGTATGAGATTGCAGTACTTGACTCTGGTGGAGATTTATGTTATAGTACACCAATAACTGAAGATGTAATCGGTTATGCAGATGAGGACAAAGTATTGGATACACTACAAAGGATTAAATTACTATGAATTTCTTTTACCTAGATGAAGACCCATTCAAGTCGATTGAATATCATTGTGACAAACATATTGTCAAGATGCCTACAGAGTATAAACAAATGTTATGTACTGCACATAGGGTTCTTGATGGTGAATTATATTATGGTCAGACTAAAAGTGGTGCAAAGATTAAACGGTGGAAACACCCAGACCGAAAGATGAATAGAGACTTGTATCTTGCTGGTCATGTGAACCACCCAACTAATATCTGGGTACGAATGTGTCGTGAAAACTATATGTTAATGTTTACTTACTATAAACTAATTTGTGAGGAATATACATATAGGTATGGGAAAGAACATGGTGCAAAAGACAATTGGTGGTTGTTACGAGAACCGCCCAAGAATATACCATCTAGTGTAATGGGTAGTACGCCTGTTCCACAAGCTATGAAAGAATTTCCACAATGTAAAGTAGATGGTGATTCTGTACAAGCGTATCGTAATTTTTATGTTGTTGCAAAGAGAAGGTTCGCAACTTGGAAAGAAAGAGGAAGACCAGAATGGTACATGAACATGACCCAGAACCAAGACACTACTATGATTGGATGCTCTGGAAATTAAGGCAGGAAACTATGGAACAAGATGACCCTACAGATGATATTACTAAAACTGGTGGTAGACTTAGTGCTTGGACTGAAAGACCACATATGTCAAAAGAAGATATGTATATGAAAGAAATTGCACTAATGCAAGAATCTAATCATAAACTTTTAATTCGTGTAAAGGAATTGGGAGAAGAGATAAATAGATTAAAAGAGAAAATGGATGCCAACTTATAATTTTAAAAATAATGAAACTGGTGAAGAGTTTGAAGAGTTCTTTCATATCGCTGATAGAGAAGAGTATTTAAAAAACAACCCTCATATACAACAATTACCATCACTATTTGCAATGTCATATAGTGGAACTGGTGATTTGGTTAAGAATGATAGTGGGTGGAAAGAACATATGTCTAGGATTGCAGAAGCAAATCCAGGCAGTTCTGTTTCAGATAGATATGGTAAAGAATCTATTAAGAGTACAAAAACTAGACAAGTATTAAAGAAACATGGAGTGATTGATTAATGGCAAAAAAACAAGATGTAAAAATTGATGATTTAGTAACTGTCAAACCAATTACTGACAATCAAGAAGTTGCCTTTGAGGCATTTAAAAAAGAAAACAAAGAATTATTTCTTCACGGAGCTGCTGGAACTGGAAAGACTTTTATTTCCTTATACCTTGCACTTGAAAAAGTATTAGACCCAAGTACACCATATCATTGTGTATATCTAATTCGTAGTGCAGTACCCACAAGAGAAATCGGTTTCTTGCCTGGGGATGAAGAAGACAAAACTGCACTGTATCAAATTCCATATCAGAACATGGTGCAATTCATGTTTGAACAAGCAAGTGACCAAGCATTTAGTATGTTGTATGATAGACTAAAAGCACAAGGTTCTGTCATGTTTTTAACAACATCATATTTGCGAGGTATCACATTAGATAATGCAGTTATCATAGTTGATGAATGTCAAAACTTAAACTTTCATGAGTTAGATACAATTATGACTCGTGTAGGTCAAGATAGTAAAATTATATTCTCTGGTGATTTCTTTCAATCTGATTTGACAAAAAATTCTGATAGAGATGGTATGCCTAGATTCCTAGATATTATCGCAGATATGGAAGAGTTCAAATCAGTAGAATTTAATATCGGAGATATTGTTCGTTCTGGTTTAGTTCGTAGTTATTTAATTAGTAAAACAAAGAAAGGAGTTGAACAGTAATGGCTAAAATGTTTTCAACTCAATCAGTCCATGAGAGTATTCCAAAGGGTACTTCTCAAGGAAAGAAACCAATTACTTCTACAATGAATAAATCTAAACGTAGGAGTTTTAAAAAATATAGAGGACAAGGAAAATGATAGATAAAGAATATCAACATTGTTTGAAAATGATTTTACATCACGAAGGTGGTTATGTGAATCATCCCAGCGACCCAGGCGGTGAAACTAACTTAGGCGTAACTAAAAAAGTTTATGATGCATACTGTAAAAAGAATGGTCTTAGACCGAAAGACATGAAACAATTAGAAGTATCAGATGTTGCACCTATCTATAAAACTGAATATTGGGATAGAGTAAAAGGTGATGCACTTCACCCAGCGCTTGCACTCTGCATTTTCGATTTTGGAGTTAATGCTGGAACTGGACGAGCTGCTAAATTTATTCAAAAGATTGTTGGTACAACAGTTGATGGTGGTATCGGCCCCAACTCACTTAAAATGATTGATGCATATGTTGACAAACATGGTATCAAAGATGTTGTCAAAACATATCAATCAGATAGACAAAAGTATTATGAGAAATTAAAACACTTCAAAACTTTTGGTCGTGGGTGGACACGAAGAGTTACAGAGACTACAGAAGAAGCATTAAAATTGACTTGACAAGTGTGTTGAGTTATGGTATGATGGTTACAATTAAATAATAAGGACAAATAATGTTAACTGAAATAATGAGGATATATTATGTTTATACACAAGCCCGTAGAGATTACAGAACTTTCTACTAAAACTGTTAATCGCAAGCGTTTCTACGAAACTCCAGATGGGAAACTATACCCATCTATAACTACTGTTTTACAAAGACGTAAAATGGAAGGACTAATGGCGTGGAGAAAGAAAGTTGGTGATGATGTTGCAAACTATGTTGCAAGAACAGCAGCCGCAAGGGGTACGAAAGTACACCATATGTGCGAAGACTTTCTGAACAATAATTTTGATGAAGAAGTTCACAAGAAGAATTTTCTTCCATATACTTTGTTTGGACAAATTAAACCACACTTACAAGATAAGGTAGATAATATTATGTCTCAAGAGTGTGGTCTTTACTCTGATAAATATATGGTCGCTGGTAGAGTTGACTGTATTGGTGAGTATAATGGTATTCCTTCCATTATTGATTTCAAAACCTCTACAAGAGAACGAAATGATGATTGGAATGAATCTTATTACATTCAAGCATCTGCATATGCAGAAATGTTTGAAGAGAGAACTGGAATTGAAATCAACCAGATTGTGATTTTAGTTGTAACTGAAGATGGAATCGTCCAAGAATTTATCAAGACTAAACATGACTACTTACCACTACTAGTAGAAGCGATTGACGATTTCACTACGCATTGGGAAAAAGAAAATGAAGTGGTTCATAATAGTCGTAATGACACAGCAGCTTAATAGTGCTGGAATAGAAGAAACACCTTTATATATACCATTTAAGGCTTTTGACAATAAACAATCTTGCATGGAATTTGCAACACATAATAGTGATACATTGTTTATGAAAGCATGGAAGGAATATAAAGGACAAATATCTCCAAAGATGTTGAACTGTGTGACAGAAGATATAATTGAATCTATAGGACAAACAGTCGGAAAGAAGAAAAATGAAACGGATATTTAGCACATTAGTTTTTGCACTTGTTCTAACAACAAGTGCATATGCAGAACATGATGGAATACCAGAAGGTGAACCAAATTACAATTCACAGAAACCAGTAAATTGTATGTCTTCAGAACAAATGTTAACTATAGTTGACAAGAAGTTTGGGGAAAAACCTTATATGTCTGGTGACGGTATTGCACCAGCACAAGATGGTAAACAGTATATTAGAACTCAAGTTGTAATTGCAGTAAATATGGAAACTAAAACTTTTAGTGTTGTGGAGTTTATTGCTGATGGACTCGTTTGTATTGTTGCTGGTGGTTCTAACTTTAGATTAAATGATATTAAACAAGAGAAAAAGACAAACATTGTGTGGGAAAAAATCTACCCACGACTTGGTGTGTGGGAGAGATAAATGTATGAGTATAAATGTAAATTAGTCAAAGTAGTTGATGGTGATACCATTGATGTTGATATTGACTTAGGATTTGGTGTTTGGATGCGAAAACAACGTATACGAATGTATGGAATAGATACACCAGAATCACGAACTTCTGACAAAGTAGAAAAAGTATATGGTAAAGCTGCATCTGCATTTCTAACTAAATGGACAAACGCTGGTGACCTTACTTTGAAAACATTCAAAGATGGTAAGGGTAAGTATGGACGTATTCTTGGAGAAATTTGGTATGGTGGTGAACACAATATTAATCAGTTATTGGTTGACAATCATCATGCAGTACGTTATTATGGTCAATCAAAAGATGAGATTGCAGAAGAACATATTGCAAATAGGTCAAAATTAAACTTGACAATTGAAGAGTAATCTGGTATAAATAGAATCATAGTTTGATGATACAAATCGAATGACGGGCAGGACGAGGGTGCGATACCCTCCACCTCCACCATAACTACTCTTAGATGAGATAGTGAATCACTGCGTGAGAGTAGTTATGATGGGGGTGAAATAGGTTCGACTGACGGAAATAGAGGCGAGTAGAACTATCGGATGACTGCGTTATTGGTCAAACTTGATAAGTGCAAACGATAATTTTGCGCCTGTAGATTACGCTCTAGCAGCTTAATTTTACTGAGTTTCGGTGGTGTACTTGGAAACAGAAACACCACCACTTAATTATGGGATTTATTATGTATCGTGTAACTGGATATTTTAAAGATAAAAAAGTTGTAAAAAACTTTATTGATTTATATGATGCTATAGATTTTAGAGATATTGTGGATGCACATTATCCAATAAAGGTAACATTTGAAAAGGTGATAGATATGAGAGAATGGATATATGATGCATGGAATGGTGTGATGAATATGGATAGGAATCCATTGAGACATATTCCAGATTTACAAACAAGACATATGATACTACAAATACTTGCATGGATGTGGTGTGCAACTTTTGCTCAACTTATAGGTAGTTGGTATGTATTTGGATTTAGTGCAATAGCTCATGTTATATTACTAGCTGCAATTGTAATTACAGTAGCGACATTTGAAACTGCAAAACGTAACTCATCTTTTTTCAACAATTTCCCTACATCTACACCTAGTCGTGCAAGAAGTATGTTCTTTAATGGTAAAAGAATTAAGTTAGACCCTATGGATAAAGGTGGAGAACACGAATAATGGAAGAAGTACAAGAAAAGTTAATGACACCTAAGAAGTTTTCTATATCAATTGAGAAAACTGTACAAGAGTCTGGAATATCATATATGGATGCACTACTTGATTATTGTGATAAGTATCAGTTAGAACCAGAG